CGGCTGTTGGTGCCGGAGCCCTGCTGATTGCCTTCGCCAATACTTGCCGGAGGCACGATGTCAACTACCAGCAGTCGGTGTTGTTCGTGGCGCAAGATCTGGACTATGTAACGGCCTGTATGTGCTACATACAGCTATCCCTGCTGGGCTGCCCAGGCTATGTCTGTGTTGGCGACACCCTCACGCACCCCTGCACGGCCATTGATGACCGAGGGCTTTTACCCCGGCCATCGGCCAACCTCTGGTTTACACCCCTCTATTTCACGGAAATCTGGCAGACCCGCTGCGCATTGGCAAAGCTTGACCTGTTCTTTGGCAGACGGCCTGGCCCAACCCTGACCGGTACCGAGAAAAACACTGAAGCTCCTGCGGAAGCGAAAGCTGACCTGATTGATAACAATTCGGAGCAGGATGATAACGGTTTTGAGGAATCCAATAACGAAATTGAGTTTCTTACCAACGAAAATGGACAGTTCATGCTGTTCTAGGAGGAAAATATGGAACTTGTAACACAAAAAGATTTTAGCAAGCTGGCAACCGACAAGATTGCCAAGGAGCTAAGCGAATTCAAAGGAGACCGGTACGGCCAGGCAGTCAAATCTTTTGTGGCTTCCACACTGACGAACTTCTGCGGGCAGTCCCAGCGGTTTGCCAAGGTCGTTTTTGAGACCGAGGCCACCCTTTCCGACTGCTGCGCAGAAATCATGAAAGGCTGCGGCTCCCACATTTCGGACATCGATGTGTACCGTGGTGCCGTCCGGTATTACTTCCCCAATGCGGAAGTGCAGTTCACCATGACCATCGATGCAAGTGGTGACATTCCGTCAGCAGATGAAATGGCAAAGCCACGCCCCCAGCCGAAGCCTGCGGAACACCTCCCTCGTGCCCCCAAGGTGCCCAAGACCGAGAAAACGGATATTCCCACACCTGAAAAGAAAAAGCCGGAGAAACCGGCACAGACAGCCCCGGAGAAGAAACCTGTTCAGAAGCCTAAAAAGCCCCAAAAGGCCGACAAGGACGATGGGCTGATCCAGCTGTCCCTGTTCTAAGGAGGCTCCCTGTGCTTGTAAAAAAAGAATTGCTTTCGGTGCCGGTTCTCCCGGTGCCAGCACTGCCGAAGAAAAAGGTGGTACTCCAATCTGATTACATCCCCACCGCCCAGATCGTGGAGCTTCCGAAGTCTGGGAAAATCCTTGCGGTTGACTATTACCACCAGGAAGCGCTCTTTTGCCGATTCTTCTGTGACGGCAAGAACTCCATCGTATACAGTGCCGAAAAGAAGGTCTGGCGCAGCGGCTACCCACTCCCCGGCGGATACTATGGCGCCGATGTGGCGGCGGTTGAAGCTACAGACACAGTCTGCAACAGTTTCTTCGGCACCGGAAGCTGGCGATCCGGTATCAGCCTGGTAAATGCGTTTGTCTGTGAACAGGCAAGCAACAAGCGTGAAATTGCACAGCACAATCTGAATGAGCTGATGAAACGGCACATGGCAATGTTTCCTGCCTATCCTGGAAACCTCCGGGAATACTGCTCGGAGCAGGTTTTCCAGCACGATTACATTTTCTTCGGAAAAAAGGAGAACGGTACCCGGGAAGCCCGGTGCGGCCACTGCGGGGCGCATTTTACGCTGGACAAGGGTGTAACCTCCGGGACAGGAACCACCTGCCCCAGGTGCCACACAACGGCTGTGTACCGTGCCAACTGGATAAAAGCGGATGTGTCCGACAATGCGGATATTTGTTTTGCCTACAAGGTAGACGGGCAGTTGCTTCTTAAATGGGCGCATGTGCAGCGTTTCTACTGCTTCCCGGAGTTCAAACAGAGCTACAGATTTGATGATTTTTTCTACAGCCTGTATCTGACAGTCAATGGCAATCAGAAGATTTATTCCTACAAATGGTTTACTGCACCATATGCCTATGAAGCAATGTGGCACCGGCTTCCGATTGGCTCCACCTGTGATTCAAGCTCCTACATTTACACCGACAATCTGGATGAAGTGTTCGGGACAAGCTATTACAACGTGAATCTGAAAGCCGGCTTGGAAGGAAAGCACCTGCGTCTGCAATTTGTCCACCTGTTGGACGAGCTGAAGAACAGCCCGAAAGCAGAGTTCCTTTTCAAGATGGGACTCCCCATGCTTGCCAGTTCCGCACGGCGTATTGCCGGCGATCCTAACGGCCAGGGCGTTTTCCAGAAGCAGGTCGGGGTAAGCAAGCAGTACCTTCCCATGCTGCGGAGATTGAATGTCACGGCTTCGGAATTGTCTTTTATCAAGAAATCAGAAGAATGGGTATCCCCGGAGCTATTTCAGGTATACCGCAGCGTCCAAAGCAGATGCAGATACAACAATTATTCGCTTGAAGAGGTAATGGCAGAGGTTGGGGTATCCAAAGCCTTGAGATATATCGGAAAACAGCAGCAGCGCTACCAGAAGGTTGCACTAAGCAAGATTCTGGTGGAGTACAAGGACTATCTGCATATGTCAAAGGAGCTGCGAGTGGATATGTCCCATAAATCCATCCGTTTTCCAGCCGACATTGTGGAGGCACACAGAACCATTACGGCCAGGTACAACGAGGTCATGGGAGAAATCCAGAAACGCAAGGGCGAGGAACTGAACGCAGCGTTCCACGAGGCCGTCCAGGAGCATTACGCCCGCCTGGGCTTGACAGGATTCCAGAAGGATGGCTTCTGTATCGTCCTGCCCCAGCTGCGCACAGACCTGATTGCCGAGGGCCAGAGCCTCAACCACTGCGTCGGCGGCGAGAGCTATTACAAGAAGTGCATGATGGGTGCATACATGATTTTCTTTGTCAGGAAGCAGGATGCCCCGGAGAAGCCATTCTTCACCATGGAGATGGACACCACCACCGGAAATATTATTCAGCTGTATGGCTTCGGTGACTGTTCCGCACCCAAGGATGTCCGGGCGTTTGCAACCGCCTTTTCCAGGTTTATACAGCGTAGAGGAGTGAAACAAACAGCATGAGAATTCAGCCCCAGAAAAACGGCTCTCTGACCGAATCGGAACGGCTTGATATTGCCCGGCTCCTGGTAAAAGCCGGGTACACCGTCAGGATCGGCAAGGAAAAGCCTACCAATAAGCCCAATGCGGCGTATGTGTGCTACATCGAGTTCACCGCCCCAGGGCAGAAAAACGAGGAGATTGACTATGGCTAAGAAAAACCACCTTATGACCCCGGAGGAACGGGCACAGCATGATTTCGCTGGAAAGCTGCGGCGTATGACGGACAAGCAGCTGGTCGAGTATGTAAATGCCCGGCACTCCGTACTGACCCCCGTCCCCACCAGTAGTAGGGCCGAGGCGGTAAAAGAGTTCATCGACCTTTGTGCCGTCTCCGGCAAGCGCATGGGCCCCGCTACCATCGCCGGTATGAAAGCCGTAGCCCGGGAAGCAGGTATTGACATTGGGGTATAACGGCTGGGAGGACTTCGACCCTAACGGGCAGCGGCAGAAGAACCCGGAAATGCAGTGGCAGGGCCGGGTGAATCGGAAGAACGGCGAAGTCCTGGAATCGTACATCCTCGAAGCCTGCTGTTACTACCGGGAACAGAAAATAGCCGACATCGACAAGACCCCGGAACCATTTAAGGTGCTGACCGGAATGAAGCGCCTGTCCTGTGGTACCCCCGGTTTTGAGGGTGTGTTTGCCAAGAAAGCCCAACCGGATTTCAAGGGCACCCTCGCCGGTGGTCGGGCAGTGATTTTTGAATCCAAATGCTCCACCAAGGGGAAGATCATGCAGAACGAGGTGAGCGAAGTCCAGGCAGATGCCATGCGCTCCCACAGTGCCCTCGGGGCGGCTGTTTTCGTAATCGTGTCTTTAGACCTCACCGCCTTTTACCGTGTCCCCTGGGAAGTCTGGGTGACCATGAAGGAACGCTTCGGGCATAAGTACATGAACAAAGAAGAACTTGCTCCCTATGAAATCAAGTTCAAAAACGGCATTCTTCAAATTTTGTAGGAGGACAATATGGAAATTGAAAAATCCGAGCTGATCAAGAGATTTTCCCTGCTGGAACGGGCAATCCCCGGCAGGCCCACGATTCCCTGCACCGAGGGCATTCTGGTGAAGGACGGGAGAATGTGTACCAACGACCTGCAAAACGCTATTTCGATTTTGGCTCCGGAGGCGGCGCTTGAGAGTTTCATCCTTCCGAAAAAGGCCATTGCCATGGTGAAGAACCTCCCGGACGGAATGGTGCAGATTACCCCCAAGGGAGACGATGCCCTGACTATCAAGGCTGGAAATATCCGCACCAGCATCAAAACCATGTCCATCGATGGCTTCCCGGAAAACTTCACCCTGTCCGAGGCTACAGAGGCCACCATTGACTTCGATGACCTGGTGGAAATGCTCTCCAGCGTTGTGTATGCCACCGCTACCAGCGAAGCCCGCCCGATACATACCGGTGTCCTGCTGGACAGTGACGGTACCGATCTGAATGTGGTAGCCTGTGACGGCTTCCGCTGTGCCTGGGCACATACCGAATACCCGGAAGCCTTCAAGATGGTCATTCCCAAACCCACGGTCAAGCTCCTGCTGTCCATCAAACAGGAAGGCAAGATCAAAATCAGTATGCAGGGCGAAAAGGCTGTTTTTGAGATCGGAGGCTGCAAAATCTATGCACGGTTACTCTCCGGCAGTTTCTTGGACTATCGCCGGGTGTTCCCCAGCCGCACAAAGTCTATTGGTGTTGACCGGGGCAAGCTGCTGGGCGCCATGAACCGAATTATGATCTGCTCCGATGATACCCACAAGGGCAAGGTCGAGCTGGACGGCTACGACACCTCCCTCCAAGTCAAATGCACCAGTACTTCAGCGGATTACATCGAGGAGCTGGAAGTGCAGGACAAATTCCATGCGGACTTGCGGATCATGTTCAACTCTGCCTATGTTGTGGATGCACTGAAAAGCTACGATTGCTCTGTCATTGACTGCTTTTTCGGTGACAGGAGCACCGAGCCTTTGGTCATGGATGATGGAGCATTGAAGTCGCTGATCCTGCCTGTGAGATTTGCCGAGGGAACAAAAGGAGCGGGAAAAGCATGAGTAAAGAGAGTTATGTAAAGCGAATGCTTTCGGCAAAGTCGCTGAAAGACCGGGAGCATTTCAACTCGGCCATTATAGAAGCTATCGAAGATATGGGTGAAAAAATAGCCGTTTTCGTAAATAGCTATGACAAAATGGATCTGCCGCTGATTGTGGCAACCTTGAATATCACTTCGCGGAGTTTGGAAAATCTACTGGGCAAGGATGGCGCTGCAATGGCGAGAGCCGTTGAACGGGATACCCAAAGCGTCCTCTTTATCGTCGATGATAAGAAGAAACACGGAGGAACCGAGTAATGCCGAAGCCCTGGGAAAACAGCTCCGGGGTTCCCGATCCCACGGCCTACGCCGGGGATCGGGCCATATCCAAGGAGGAACAGCGTGTCACCGAACTTGTCCATTGTATCCGTTACATTGCCCGACTTGCCGGGTTTGAAATTATCAATCGCATCGAGTTCCGGGACATCAAGAGCCGCCGGACCTATCGCTGAGAAAGGAGCCATGAATGCAATACATAACCCGAAAAGAAAAGCGCCGGCGGTTCATCCGCTGGCAACGCTTGGAGCACAGCCGGAGGCGCTGGCTGTCGCACTTCTTCTGGCGCATGAAAGAGCCGGAATACCCGTAGGAGGCCGCTGATGCAGAAGCACAAATGGATTTTGAAGATCCTGATTATTGCCGCCGTCATAATTGTCCTGGCCGTCTGCTGGCGGATATTCCGGCTGGAAATCATCCGTGCCACGCTGCGCCTCCCGCTCCCGGCATGGCTAAAAGCCCTGATTTGGGGGTGGTGAGCATGGAAAAGTGTTGTGGAACCTGTAAATGGCACGATGATTTTTCATGGATCTGCTTCAATGGTGATTCGGAAAACTGCGCGGATTTCACTGACCCGGAGGATTCCTGCGAATGCTGGGAGAAGATCAATAATGAGCCTAAAGGTGTTGAAATCGACCCGGTTAACGGAAAATAGGAGTGGTATAGGACCGTGAACACACTGCTGAATTATCCAGGTGCAAAATGGGGTATGGCGCAAGAAATCATATCCCTTATGCCGCCTCACCGGTCATATTTAGAGCCATTTTTCGGCTCTGGTGCGGTTTTATTCAACAAACCAAGGTCTGCCATTGAGACCGTGAACGATATTGACGGCGACATCGTGAACTTCTTCCGGGTACTTCGGGAGCGGCCGGATGATCTAGCCGAAGCAATAAGCATGACCCCCTATTCTAGGGATGTGTTCGACGATGCGCACGATAACCGTGGTACAGACGATTTTGACAGGGCATACCGCTTTGCCATCCGTTCCAAGATGGGACATGGCTTTAAGACATACCAGAAAACGGGCTTCAAAATTGATGTTTATGCACGGGAAAGGTCATACTGTGTTAGCTGCTGGAATAGGCTTCCTGCTGGCCTCCTGGAAGCTGCTAGACGGCTGAAAGGTGTTCAGATAGAGAATCAAAATGCGATGGATTTGATTAGACGCTTTAATCATGAGAACGTACTCATTTACGCAGATCCCCCGTATCTTTTGGAAACCCGCAAGGGAAAGCAATATAACTATGAAATGACAGAGCAGGACCACATCACTCTGCTGGATGCGCTGAAACAGCATAAAGGGCATGTCATTCTTAGCGGGTATCCGTCCGAAATGTATGCCAGAGAGCTGCATGGATGGAGTGTGATACAGAAAAAATCGTATAACCAAAATTCAGACCAGCGCACAGAAATGTTGTGGTGTAATTTTGAAATACCAGGATTGTTTGGAGGCCTGTATGAATAAACAGCTTAGTTTGTTTGACTCGATTCCACTTGAAATCAAGGCGTTCGATAGGTTTGCAGATTTGTGCAATGCATACCACTTTGAAAGCAAAAATATTGACTATGCCATAGGGAAAATGTGGAGTGTTTTTCATACTCGAGGCAAGGATTATCCAACAATAATGGTAAGTGTATCTGGCGGTGCTGATTCTGACATAATGATTGACATGATTGAACGGGTAGGACATCCCTACAGTACGGTAAAATACTGCTTTTTCAACACAGGTGTTGAATATGGAGCCACACTAAAACACCTGTCCTATCTGGAAACGATGTATGGAATCAAGATTGACAAAGAAAGGTCAGCTATGCCAGTACCTTTAGCGGTGCGGAAATATGGCTATCCATTTTTACCGAAAAAGGTTTCAAACTACATCCATCGGCTTCAAATCAACGGTTTTGAATGGGAAGATAGGCCGTTTGATGATCTGCTCCCCAAATATCCTAATTGCAAGGCAGCACTGAAATGGTGGTGCAATATGTGGGGAGATGATAGCAGATTCAACATATCCAAACGGAAATGGCTCAAGGAATTTATGATTCTGAATCCACCACCTATGCAAATATCTGATATGTGCTGCATTAAAGCAAAGCATGATACTTCCAGGAAAATTGAAGCAAAGGTGTCTCCTGATTTGATTTGCATAGGAATCCGAAAAAGTGAGGGTGGACAACGATCAATATTAAATTCATGCTTTGAGGAAGTTCCGTTTGGAATGAGTACCTATAGGCCTATATTTTGGCTGACTTCGGAGGATCGCAAGGAATATGAATCCTATTTTGGGATAAACCATTCAGATTGCTATACCGTTTACGGATTGCAAAGAACTGGCTGTGCGTGTTGCCCCTTTGGGCGAAATTATGAAACAGAGCTGAAGATAGCTCGTGAATGCGAACCCCATCTATACAAAGCTGCGTGTAATAATTTCAAGCCATCCTATGACTATACAAACGCCTACAGGGCATTTGCAGCAGAACGGGATGCACAAACCCGGAAAAAGCCTATCAACGCAGGAAAACATGGAGGCCAGAATGCAGATTCAATTTCCAAGCTATCACGTTAGTCTAGGCGAAGCCTGCGCCATCG